GCGATGTCATACTGCGGTAAGACGACGTCAGAACCGTAGCCGGTACTCGTAGTCACGACTTTGCCCTTTGGTCCAATGGGGGCGCTTATAGGTACCCAGAATGCGAACTCTGGTATTGCGCCCTTCGCCGTCTTCTTGGCTTCGGCCAACACCGCTTTGGCTTCGCTGAACACGGAGCCCGTCTTGGCAGTGACGGCGCGTCCGACCAAGCCTTTGATTGGCCAGACCACGAGTTCGTCGTAGCCCTCGACGTAGCACAGCAATTCGGTGTAGATGCGCATCCCGGCATTGGGCTTGTAGTGCGTCTCCCACGTCTTGGAGCGCAGCCCGCCGACGGTCACTTCGGTGTAGGCCTGTGACCGCTTACGAATCGGCACGATGCGCAGCCGTGATGTCTCATAGCCCTGCTCATCGTCGAAGCGCTCCACCGCTTCCCACGGTGCCTGCATCGCCCCGACGGCGTCCTGCTTGGCGTAGAACTTACCCACCACGCCGGCGGTCTTGGTAGTACTGAGCCAGATGATTCGGGCGAAGCCGTCGGAGGAATCGGTATCGCCATGGTCTGGGGTGAAGTTCAAATTGTTGATGTCTTGGTCGAAGCTCATGGTGTGCGTCGCTTTCTACTTTGATTTTGCTTTGCTTGTGCGCGTATGGAATTCCATGTACATGATTGAGCGGCGGATGACTTCCGAGGTGCTAACGAAGTACCCTTTGTTCTCTTCGGTCAGGCGTTGCTTGAGGACTTCGAGGGTGTCTGCGGCTTCCGGTGTGAGGATGTGAGTGACCTGCGTCGTGCCCGTCGTGGGATTGAGGCTTTGTCTGCTGGGTGGCATTGCGTCTCCTTTCTATGTGGCTGATTATCGCATAAATACATTGACGTGTCAAATAGTTATTAGACCTGATCACCCTGCTGCCGGCGTAGCTCGCGGGTGATAGCAGGGCTCACGACGTCGTAAGCGTCGTCCAGCGTGGTCACGACCGTGACTTTCTCCGTCTGGTCGATGTGGTCATAGACGACCACTTCCATCGCCCAGGTCGAGATGCGATTCACCCAGATTTCGGTGTTGCCCAATTTGCGGTACATGATTTGATTGCGTGGTGCGGTCATGGTATACTCTCCTCTAATCGGCGCTGTGCCGTAACGCAAAACAGATGTATGAAGCCCCACACAGTGCAAACTGCGTGGGGCTTCGTGCGTTTACTTATCTTCCATCATGTGGACGGCGGCGTCCCAGCCGTCGGCGAAGGATTCCGTCATCATCTTGTGATGCCATTCCGCCATGGTCTTTTCGTACCACACCCAGCATCGCACGATGGTGACCGAAGCGCCCATGACCATCGCCGTGATGCACAGCCCAACAATGATGGTGCTCATTTTTTCACCCCCGTAATCCGCAGGGTCGCTTTGCGGTGGTTGAGCTTGCGCGCATCGGTCAGGGCCTGCGCCGTGGCAATGTCCCCATCAGCGACGGACTGGGCCAAGAGTTCGTCGATTGCTTTGGTGTCGTAGCTGTGCGACGTGCTGGCCGGAGTGATTGACGCCGTGCCGACGTGGTCGAGCTTGTACGATCCTCCAAGCGCCTCTACGAGGACGGTGAGGTCACGGCGCAGGTCGTCGGCTCGGGCTTCGTGCGCTTCGAGTTCGCTTTTGACCTCGAAGTAGTCACGCAGCAGAAGCGCAGCGTAGGCGAGGTCTTGCCCCTTGCGCAGTGCATCAAAATCAGTCATTGTTTTGTCCTTTCGGCTTTGGGGCGACGGCGAGTCCCCAGCTCATAATCAGGTGCGACACGGCGAAGCGGTGCGTGATGATGAGTTCTTCGAGGCTCTCGGGCTTCTCATCGGTGGCCTTGTAGAACTCGGCATAGGTGGAGCCGGAGTTGATGCTGGCACGGACTGCCCAGTGATTTCCGTCGAGCTTCGTGTAGATAAACTCAATCGTCACTCCGTCGAGGATGAAGACGTCCGTAAAATAGGCTTGGTGGGTGGTTGGCATGGCTACTTTGTCCCTTCGTTGAGTGATTCGAGATACTTTGCGACGGCGAGTTCCAAGCGGTCAATCTGTGCCATCAGGCGCTTCACTTCGTCGTCCTTGCCCTTGGCTTTGGCCCGCTCCATCATGTACGCCGCGGCGGCGATGCTGGAGGCGGCGGTCTCGAGCGGCGTGTGAAACGTCGAGAGGTCGGGGTGTTCGTTGGGGTGTTGCATGGCTGTCTCCTAAATCTTGCGACGGGCGAACACCGCCCATTGGCAGGTGTATTGCTGTGTGGGTCCGTAGGCGGTGGCGACGTTGGCGACCACTTCGTAGTTGACGCCGTTTGCATCGGTCACAACGTCGCCGACCTTGGCACTTGGCCACGGCATGACGGTCATGTGACGGTTGCCCCAGTACGTGGCGCCGGGCATGGTCACGTCGTCTTTGCGTTGGATGTCGTGCCATCCCTCGTTGACGTAGACCTCGGCGCCGTCTTGCTTGAGGGCGACAGCGTAGGCGCGCCGCTCTTCGGTGGTGAGCTTGGTGAATTCTTCGGTCTGCATGGTTGTCTCCTTGTATGTCGTCGGCGCCTCACTGCGAGGCGCCGTGGTGACCGTGTGTGGGCTTAGCGTCCGGCGAGTTCCCGTGTCGCCGCTTCGGTGAGGATGCGGTCGACCTTGCTGTTGCGGAGGCTGTGCGACGTGACGATGTCCATGAGCTGGGCGTCGGTGTAGGTCATCATCGTGGCGGTGGCGGTCTCTTCGATGCTGACTTCGACGGTCTCGGTGGTGGCGACTTCGACGGTCTCGGTGGTGGCGACTTCGACGGTCTCGGTGGTGACTTCGACGGTCTCGGTGGTGACTTCGACGGTCTCGGTGGTGACTTCGACGGTGACTTCGGTGGCGACTTCGACGACTGGGGTCACGGTGACGAACCAGCGCAACCATTCGTATACGTGAGGCGAGCCGACGCCGTACACATTGTCGCCACGTTTTGGAGCCTTCTTGGCGGTGATTTTTTCGCCGGCTGGGACGTTTTCGATAATCATCTTGGCGGCGTTGATTTCGTTCTTTGCTTCCACGATGATGGTCTTGGTGATGTGTCCGTTTTCGATTCGGTTTACTTGGAACTTCATGGTGTGTGTCGCTTTCTGTGCTACTGCTTCCTAACTGACCGTAGTTTAACACACTACTAATTGACTTGTCAAGTAGTTTTTAGACCAATTTAAGACCAATTTGACACGAGTTTTTTTGTGCTATAATTGAGTCACGCCAACGCTCGCATCTTGCTTGTCGCTTTGTCAAGATTCGGGAACTAGCTAAATAACTGCACCGCGCCCCGCTACGTTTTCACGTCGTAGCGGGGCGCGGTGCGTTGGTTAGATTAGGGAATAACGATGGTGGGCGCGACACCCAAAACGTCATGCGTAGTATATCACGAAGCGGGCGGTATGGGCCAAGACACCGCACCGTCCCAGCCCTGTGCTTGCACCATCTCCGGTGTGTCCCGCAGGGCTTTGCGGTAGGATCGCCACGCCAACACTTGGCTTTGACTCAGTGGCACGTCGGGAAGCTGTGTCCAGTCACACGACAGCAGGCGACGGTCACGCTCATAGCGAAGCCGAGCCATCGCTTCGTCGTAGGTGTAGGGTGCGTCGACAATCTCTTCGCCCTCCGGAGGTTGCGGATATTCGACGCCGTAGTCATCATAGTACGAGATGCGGATTGCCTCGGGGTCGTAGATGCGATTAATGATTGGCATTAGATTGCTCCTGTCAGCTGGGTAACATGAATAAACGGAGACTCGTTTACTGCGCCCTCTGCATTGATTTGCACAGTGGTATTTGCTCCTGGAAGTGCATTTACCTGGATAACATCGTTGGTTTGAAAATAACGCATCATGGCGAACGCGTGGCGCACCGATACAAGGCCATCACTTGGCATGCTTAACACGTTGACCGTGTTCACAAAAAGACGCATGGTGCTCCCATGTGCCCCGCCCGAGGTGTATATAACAGATATTGAGTAATACCCCGACGTGGGTATAGTGATGTCTGCGCCCGACCACGTGAAGCCTTGGTTGCGTACTTCGGTTTGCCATGTAATCGTCGTGCCTGCCGTCGTGATTGCCAGCGTCGCCGAGCGTGTGAGGGTCAACCCTACGGGAAGCGGTGACTCGATGCGGGCGAGGTCTTGCGTCGCCGCTCGCAGGTCGGCGCTAGTTTGATATAAGTCCGACATTGACACTCTCCGCTCCTAATGCGCTCATGCTGAGTGATACGCTGGCGACCTTCTGTGTAATGTTGCCTGCGGCGTAGGCATAGACGGTCACAAGGTCACCTAAGAAGTAATCGCGACCATAGCGCAGTGCCGCGTTCTGCAGTACTTCCGTCTGTATCGCACTACGCCGGCGCTCCGCATCACGCAAGGAGATGTCGCCCAGCTGAGTATACTCTGCGGTCGTCTTTTGATTCCGTGCATCAATCCACGCCTCCCTCAGGTCAAGCCCCGTTGGAAGCGAGGCGGGACGCGTGACGATAGCCCGCGCCGATCCCTCGCCCTGCCCAGCCACGACTGCAGCCGTCATGTCGGTGACACGGTCTGTCCTGATGGTGAGCTTAGCCACCGTCCCCGTCTCCAACGACAAAATCACCGTCGCCGTTTTGTTTGTACCCAGCTGTCCGGTGTACCATACAAAGTTCCACGTCGCTGGGGCGGTGTAGGTCAGGGCGAAGTCACCGCCCGCGCTCAGTTGTATCTCTTGCAAAGCACTGAGCAAGTTTTGCCCCGCACAGCTAAAGGACACGGTACTGCCCAGTCCGCCCGACGTCGCCGCCGCCGCTCCGGTCAAGCGTCCGTCGAGGCTTCGCCCATTGGCAACGGTGGCAGACGTCGATAGATTGTAATTGTACAGTGTCTTCATGATGGTCTCGGCAGGCTGTGCGCTGAATTGGCTACGGTTGGCGATGCCTGACTTATACGCCACGATGCGGTCGCCGAGTAGCGCATTGATGCCCACGGCCTGCGCCGTGATGACCGTGGTCTGTCCGTAGGTCGTGGTGATGCCACGAATAATTCCGGCGAATTCCCGTGTGGACACAATGCCCGCTTCATTGTCTTGGCGGTACACTTCGACGATTGCGCCGTAGACGATGTAGGGCGCCGTGCTTGACACTGAGTTGACGCCGAATTGCGCAATGTCGATAGCGTTGACGGTGCGATTAACGGCGACGCTGAGGAAGTCGGTACACACTGCCGACAACGTCCCTGCCGCCGTGTAGACGTAGATTGCGTATTCTGGCGCCATGCTACAGCCGTGTGCAAATGACGTACGAATCAGTCACTGAGCGCCCCGCAGTACTTGCCCAGCCCTCGAGGTAGTACAGCGCAGGCGTACCCGGTGTCACGGTGACGACCGTCGTGATACTACTCCGATAAATTGAGCTGGTAGCAAATAACGCCGCCGTGATTGGTGAGGAGTTGCCAAGATTCCGAATCGACCCCATGCGATTCCCCGTGGTGTTGGTGTCGAAGGTGATGTTGTAATCGAAGTGGTAGACACCGCTTTGATAGAGGGCGATTTCTCCGTTTACCGTGGTGAATTTCATCGTGCCGTCTGCGCTACTCACTCCGGCGGTAAAGTTTACGAGTGGCGTAAATGCGGCCGTTCCTAGCGACACTGTGCCGCCGCTTCCTTGGCAATACTGCTGGGTGCGTTGCTGACGTCCGCTTGCATACGGATAGTACGATGCGATGCTTGAGATTGTCCCTGCCGACGTCGTGACCGTGCCAAGGGTGACTATGTTGGCCGCACTGATTGACGCAGTGATGGTCGAGAGTTGCCCAGCTGTCACGATGGCAATGCGACTAGTGGCGGCGAGTACCGTCGTTGTCCCTGCGCCGTTGGCACTGACGGTCTGTGAGCCCGCCGCCGTGTTGGCGATGATGATGACGGAGAATGTACCCGAGCCGAGCGTTGACGTGGATATCGTCACGGCACCGTTAGACTCGTAGAAATAGCCACCGACAATGGCGGTGCCGTCGGCGATGGTGAGCGTCGTGGTCGTGGCGCCCGACATCGCAAGATATGAGCCAGTGAGTAACACGCCGACGCCAAGCCCTGACCGCTCGAAGGCGCTCATGCGTGCCGAGTCATACGTGGTGGCGCCGTCGGTGGATGCGACGCCCGTCGCCCATCCCAAAGATCGTTCTGTGGTTGCCATGGTGACTCCTTATATTCCGATGTAGCGCGTATTGTACGTGATGGCCACTGCGGCCGGCGACGATGACGATGAGGCGGCGATGCTGATGGAGTTGATGCCTACGACGATGGCCCAGGTCGCCAAGTTTGACGACGCCGCCACCGTGGCGATTTGGTTGTTACCTAAGTCATCATAGACCGTCTTTTTACCATAGCGCAGGTCATAGGTGTAGGTCCGTCCAGCGGCGATT